GTTTCCTCTCGAGCAGCCGAGGTCGTGGGAAGAGTTTCGACTGAGAAACCTGCAGTTCGATCCCAGGGTCGACATGATCCATTTTGCGGTCGCCGAGAAGACGGTCACGACCGCTCCAGACCAGACTCTCCAGATCGTGCCGTCGCACAACGTCCTGATGATCCAGGATGGAACCACTCCGGCCGCCTACTGGGACGGCGAAGAGTCAAGGCATCTCGTCGAGGCGGCCCCGGCCCTCGAGACTCCGACAGGAACCTGGATGACATTCTCTGGCGGCCGTCTCTGGGTGGCACGCGGCAACATCCTGCTCGCCTCGGATCTCTTCGACCCGATCAAGTTCACCGAGAGAGTCGAGGGAGAGGGCCGGGGAGACTTTTCTTTTCCGAGACAGATCACGGGACTGACCAGCTTCATCGGAGACGAACGAAACGAGGTCGTCGTCGTGTTCACGGACGAGCGCAGCGAGATCGTGCTCTCTGGAATAAGAGACAGGGCCCAGTGGGCAACGACCCAGGGCATGCAGTCGATCCTCTTCCCGAGCACGGGCTGCGTGGCCGGCCGCAGCATCATCTTCCAGGCGGGTCTCATGTGGTGGTATAGTCCCGGAGGCCTGGTCGCGTCTGACGCCGCGGCATCGAGCAACCTCACGTCTCAGATCAACTACCGCGACGCCGAGATGGCGTTCAGCAAGCAGTCGCTCAACGACGACCAGTCGATGATCTGCGGAGTCAGCTTCGAGAACTATCTGCTCATGTCGATGCCGATCGGACAGAATCTGAATTCAGAGACTTTCGTGCTCGACTATTCGCCGCTGAGCGAGTTCGCGTCCGAGAAGATTCCGGCCTGGTCGGGCGTGTGGACGGGCATCCGTCCGATTCAGTGGGCGTCTCCGGTGATCGACGGAAAGCGCCGGGCCTTCGCGGCCTCGGTCGACTACAAGGCCCTCTCTGACGGGAGCCACAACCACGTCTGGGAGGCCTTCATGCCAGAGAGGGAGGACACCTTCTTCGAACTGGGGCCAGATTTCACGAGAGTCGACTTCACGAGACCGATCTTCTGCGAGTTCGAGACCCGCCTGATGGGAGACGGCCACGATCTCAAGTCCTTTCAGTATGCCGACATCAACCTGATAGAGATCGCCGGAGACACGTATGTCACGGCCGACTACAGGGGAACCCGGGGCTCATACAAGCCAGTCCTGTGCAAGAGAATCATCGCCCCGATCACGGCCGCCTCTGCCGGGGCCGATGTTCCGCCAGACCAGCTCTCGATTCTCGACGGACTCAAGAAACAGAGCCGCCGAGTGACGACGGAGAATGCCGTGTCGAACGACGGCTGTCCGACGTGCGAGTCCGAGTATTCCGAGAACATCGACAAGGCCTTCAGCATCCTCATCAGATGGTGCGGACAGATGGCCGTCGAGTCGATCAGACTCTTCATGGAGCCGTGGGCAGAACGGGCCGAGGGACGTTGCGAGGAAAACGAGACTCGCGTCTGTCTCGTTGGAGAGGACGGCAAGAACTATATCTACAACCGCGAGGAGGGATTCGTGCCCCTCGAGGATCTCTATGAGGTCGGCGGAAACGCGTGGGCCGCGACCCGGAGCTCGTCTGTCACCCTGACATGCCCGGCAGGATCAGTCACGACCGGTCCGTTGACCGTCACGGCCACCTCGACATACAGGTCGAGAATCTCGCAGGCAGATGCCGACGCGCAGGCTCTGGCATCTGCCCAGACGGCGGCCCAGGCACAGGCCGACTATCTCAGAACGATCTATCCCTGCTACTACGACTCAGTCCAGTCGGTCACCCGTCACTGCTACTCTGAACTCAATGACGACGTCCTGGCGATGACTCGGCTCTCTGACGGGCGCGTGATCCTGGGAGGACAGTTCTGGAGAGACAACACCACGAATCAGGGCAAGATCACGGCCAGGACGTCTGGCGGTATCAGGACACTCACATTCACGCAGGGAGACGGATTTGTCTCGAACTTTGCAGCAGAGCCGAGCTCTGAACAGATCAACGTGCTTCTCAACGACACGAATGGCATCTATGCCCTCGGAGAATTCAGCGAATACAACAACGTCTCTAGAACAAGAATCGCCAGACTCACTTCGACCGGGGTGCTCGACACGGCAGTCACGTTTGGGACTGGATTCAATGCGGCACCGACGGCCGCCTGTATTCTTCCGTCTGCTCTTGCAGAAGTCTCAACAGTTCAGGTCGTGGCTGTTTCTGGAAGCAGCGGGAAATACTTTGATCTTGGAGACGCCAACGGTCCAGTCCGAGTCTGGATGGACAACAACAATACCTCGACTCCTCCGGCAGTTCCATCTGGCGGCCGTCTTCTGGAGGTCGACATGTCGGCAGGTCTTTCTGAGATCACGCGAGTCACAACCGTTGCCGATGTCTCTGGTTCTCTGGATGAGACATTTTTTGTTTTGTGCGACGGAGCCGCGACGACCGTGGCCGTGTGGTTCGCGCACTCTGGAGGATCGACGGCCCCGACTGGATACACAAGAAACATCCGCGTCGACATGAGTAACAATGACACGGCCAACACAGTTGCGTCTCTTATTCAGGCAGCCGTCGACGCCGACTCGCAGTTTTCTGCCACAGTCCTCAACAATCAGGTCACGATCACGAATGTCTATGTCGGGGCCGTGGCAGACGTGGTCGATGGAACAGACCCGACAGGATTCACCTTTGCAGTCACCCAGCAGGGCGTGGACACCGACACGGCCTCGCAGCTCGCGACCAAGATCAAGAATGCGGTCGATGCCGACGCGCAGTTCTCGGCGACGGTGGCCACTGACACCGTGACCATCACGTCCTCCGCGACCGGTCACCGTCTGCATGTGACCGAGCCCGACTCTGGAAACTATTTTGTGGTCGATACGACTGCCCTCGGGTCTGTCGCCGGATCTCTCGTGATCGGCGGAACGTTCACGACATACAACTCTGTCGCCGTGCCAAAACCGATCGTCATGATCGAGGCCAATGGAACAAGAGACACCGACTACCTGCCGACTGGATTCACGAAGATATTTGCCCTCATTCCCCAGACCGGAAATCTTGTCAACGTGGCCGGATACGATTCTGGGACAGGAAAGATCCGCGTGGCGAGACTCTTGTCGACTGGCGCCGAGGATCCGGTCTTCACACCCTACGAGGTGGTGGCATCAGATCCTGGGTTCGCGTCCATGGCCCAGCAGGCAGACGGCAAGCTCATCGTGTCGTTCGACGGGGCCAACTCAGGAAAGGATCTTGTTCGCCTGAACACCGACGGGACCGTCGACGCGACCTACAACGTGGGAACCGGCCTGGACACGGCGGCCAGGGCGATCCTGATCCTCGCAGATGGAACCGTGATTCTTGGCGGCAACTTCACGACCTATAACTCGGTCGCGGTTCCCAGGATCGTCAAGACGACTGCCCTGGGAGCTGCCGTCGGGGCATTCAATCCAGGAACTGGGTTCAACGCAACTGTCCGCGCTCTCATGCTTCCGTCGACGGGAACTTTCTTTTATGCCGCCGGAGACTTCACGTCCTACAACGGCAACACAGATTCCTATGAAAGATTCGGCAGAATCGACCAGGCGACCGGGGCGGCCCTTGACACGCGTCAGACCGTAAACGTGACCGGGCGGTTCCGCGGCACTGTTTCTCAGGCCAATTCCGACAGCGAGGCACTCGCCCTCGCGAATGCTCGCGCCCTGATTGAACTTCCCTGCACCTAGTCATGCCCTCTGCGACCTCAGTCACGCTCTTCAACGGAACGACGCCGAACGCGTTTGTCAGTCCATTTTCTGACAAGCTTCCAGTTTCGTTTTACTCGTCAATAACTGTTCCGAACATGCCGACGCAGGATTGTCTGCCCTGCGCAATGACGGGCTACTCGACCTCGACAGTCAACCAGTTCATCCAGGACCTGGCGACCGAGATCCCTCTTCCCCTGTCAAACAGCATCTCGACCTCGCAGGTCACTCCCACGATACCGCCCGAACCTCAGCCACCCACCTCTGTCGCATGAAGACCAAGTTTGTAGAGATCAACCCATACACGGACGACTTCACGCGGATGCAGCAGTTCGCGAGGACCTTTGACCACGAGATCGGACACTGGAGAAACGGCAAGCTCGTCGCCTTTGAGCGTGGCGAAAGGACCTTTGGCTATGCCGACATCGTCTATCTTCCGGTCGCTTTTCCGGCCTTTCATCCAGAGGTGGCCACTCCACGCGGCATCATGGAGGTCGTCGACGGCTGGAAGTCGGTCTGTCAGTTCAACCACCGCGGCGAGGGCTGGATCGCGGTGCCTCTCGATGAGACCAGAAAGACATTTCCTACGCAGATGATCGAGAAGACCGGATTCTCCAAGATGAACCGAGAGATTTACTTGCTCAATCCAGACGCATAGATTCCTATTGACATGGGCGGAGGATCACCATCAGTTCAGTATGCGCAGCCACTCGAGGGATACGAGGCCGGCATGCGCGGCCAGATAGGTCTCGGACGAGGACTCGCCGAGGCCGCCGCCGGAACGGCGCCAGAACTCATGCGCGCCGACATTCCGTATCTTCAGGAGACGGCCCGCCGCGAGGCCCTGATCAACGCCCTGAGTTCTCAGGCCCTCGAGAGACAGTTGACTCCGGAGACTGCCCGGATGCGCGAGGGACTGCGCCAGCAGATGGAACAAGATTTTTCTGGCGGTCCGAGTCGCGAGCTTTCCAATCTCTGGCTTCGCCAGGGACTGTCTGACGTGGTCGGAACCGGGGCGAGGACCGAGTCTGGATTTGCCAGGTCTGCTCTGGCCGACCGCAGCCGTCGCGACTATTTCGCGAACCGTCAGGCGCTCCAGGATCGAGTGGCCTCATATCTTGCTGCCAATCCCTCTCCGGTCGCGGGAATCGATCCCGGATCACTCGCCGGAATCGTCAGCCAGGCGGCGGCCGACAACATCAATCTCCGCAACGCGTATCAGCAGCAGGTGCTCGGATACCTTGGAGCCCAGGCACAGAACGTGTCGAATGCCTTCCAGCAGCAGGCGCAGATGGAGATGGCGAGACGCGGACAGAACGCGGCGGCCGCCAATGCCGCCAATGCCGCGGCCGCGGCGAATCAGGCCGGTCTCATGGGAGCCGGCATCGGGGCCGGCGGCCAGATTGCCGGGGCCGGAATCACGGCGGCCGGAATGGCCATCGCCCTGTGACGCTCGACGAGCGAGTCGAGACGTCTGTCGGTCTGCTCGACCGAATGCTGAAGACCGTCCGAAACCCGGTCATTCTCTGGTCGGGCGGCAAGGACTCGATGGTGGTCCTGCACATGATCAAGTTTCTCATGAAGAGGGAACTTCCTGTCGTCTGCTGGAGAGAGCCGTGGATGCCGCAGAAGCTCAGGTTCATCAACAGGATTATCGGCGAGTGGAATCTCGAGGTCCATGACTATGCCCCGTCGGCGGTCAGACTCTGCCGCGGAAGGGGAGGACGCGTCGACATCATGGAGTCCTACCAGGTCAACTCGGCACTCGCTCCGGCACCGCAGCACATGCTCGTCGCGAGAGGCACGTTGAAGCCGGAAGAGAATCTCCCGTTTCTGTGTGTCCTCGAGACGTTCCTTGCCCGCCCGATCGGAACCTTCAGTTTTCCGTGGGACTGCATGATCATGGGACACAAGAGTTCGGACGACGATCCGACTGTCGGGAAGGTTCCGCTGCGGGTCGACAGACTCCAGCTCGAGAACGCCGGGACGATTCTCTATCCGATCCGAGACTGGACAGACTCAGATGTCTTCGAGTATCACGAGAGACACTCGGTCCCGCACGACGAGACTCGATACGACGTGGAGAATCGAAGAGTCCGAGACCGCGGAGACGTGGCCAATCCCGACTACTTCCACACCTGCACGAAGTGCTGCGATCCGACCTCGGCATCGTTTGTCCGCTGTCCCAAGTATGGCATCGACGTCAACAACGTTTCTCACATGGTCCCGTGGATCGAGCCAGACTTCGCCTACTGCGGCCTCGACCAGGACAAGTCTGCATAGAATTTTCTGGTTCTGAAGGCACACAGAGTTGGATTAGATTCTCAGAGACATGGGAGGAGCGAACAGACAGCCAATGAGGATGAACGCCGAGCCGATCTATCGGCGACGTCCTGTTCCCGAGTTTCAGGAACTCCAGACGATGCCATACATGACTCGTCAGGAAAAACTTCTCCCGATGACCCAGGCGATGGGTGAACTTTCTCCCCCGATTCCGATGCGGACGACCCCGCCCACGGTGAGGTAACATCCATGGGAGGCGCGAACAAGATGCTCGAGAGAGCCGGAAAGGGTGCCTCGATCGGCGCCTCTGAGGGAGCCTCTGGAGGAGGTCTCGGGGGACCGGTCGGTTCTGCCTATGGGGCACTCGGAGGAGCGGTCTTTGGAGGACTCGACGGGGCCGTCGATGGTCCGATCTTTCGTGCCAAGACCGGAGGATCGTCTGGATTCGGATCATCGTTCGACAGGGCCATGTATGGAGCCACGACCGGATCGGCCGACGGCGGATCATTTGGGCCATACGGCAGCATCGGGGGCGGAGTCTTTGGAGGTCTCAGCGGACTGACGAACAGTCCGGCCTTCCAGTATCGAGTCGGAGGGGGCTACTGACATGGGAGGAGCATCTGCATCAGCGGTTCCTGCCGCATCCTCGGCCGGCGGCTATGCCAGCAAGGGAGCCATGTCGGCCGCCACTGTCGGCGGAACGACCGGCAGCAACGTTTCTGGAATGGGTTGGGTTCCGAGGGCACAGGCAGCCGGCGGAGGCGGGATGAACTACATGGAACTCGCGAAACTTTTTGGAGGGGCTCTCAAAGATTCCTCTGGCCAGTTCGGAAAGGCCGTGGCCGGACAGCAGTTTGGACTCGACGGGGCCGGATCTCAGAATCCCTACGTCGCTCCCTCTCCGTTTTCTTTTGCCGGCATGCCAAGAACGGCGATGCCACAGGTGAGATCGGCGCCCTTCCAGATCGCGAGCGCGACCGGGGGTCCACTCCGCCAGACGGGACTCGGATACACGATCTAAGAACATGGGAGGAGCCAACAGACAGCAGAGACGCCAGGCAGGTCCGCAATCGCAGGCCGGCGTGGCAGCGCCGTCTCCGACGAGCATGCCCCCAACAATTCCCGAGTCTCCGGCACCCCAATCGCAGTCGATGGCCATGCCAGCCGCGGCACAGCCACCGATGACACAGCGTCTCGGACAGCCCACGGCGAGACCGATGATGCCGTCTGCGCCAGGGCCGAACGTCTGGAATTCTGCAAATTCGAGCATGACGGCCGGGGCCGTCGCTCTATGAAGACACCAACAAACAACCAACACTGAGGAGGACAAGACCATGGGAGGAGGAAGAGGAGGAGGGGCACCGCCGCCACCACCGCCACAGCCAGACTGGGCGGGCATCTTTGCGGCCGAGCGGGCGGCACAACAACGAATCATGGACCAGCAGCGGGCCGAGGCCGCGGCACAGCGTGCTCGTGAGGAGCAGCAGCGTCGTGAAGAGGAAGCTCGTCGCATGCAGGAACAGCACGACGTCCAGCAGAAGGCGCGCGACGAGGCCGCGATGACTGACTTCACTCGCATGAAACAGGCAGCAGCCGCACAGGCAGTCGGGGGCACGGCTCCCGTCACGCCGACTTCGTCTCGAGCCACCGCTCCAGGACTCACTCCGGCCGGCACGGCCCCGACACAGCGTCCTGTCTCGGCGACATTCGCCCCGTCTCCGGTCAGTCCGACGGCTCCCACGGCCCCGATGGCAGGAAACCTGCCCGCGGCTCCCCAGGGAGTCGGTCTCGGCGGCACCGGTCTCGACTGGCTCCGGTCACTCTACGGCCGATAGGAGACAAGAATCATGGCGATCCAGACCGGCGGCTTCACGGTGGCACGGGGAGGAGGGGCTCAGTTTCAGCCCGCCACCCCGGCTCCGTTGTCGTTTGTCGCCGGCAGCACGCTCGCCCCGGGAGACCTTGGGACGAGTGCGATCACCGAGGGATCACGCCAGGCGACGGCGAGTCTCCTCTCTGGGATCAACATCGGCCTCGAGGGAGTCCTCGGCGGCGTCATGGGACTGTTCGAGCGGCGCGCCAAGCGAGAAGAGGCAGAACTCGAGCACGAGCGTGCCCTCGAACTCGCGAGGGAGCGCAGTTATCTCTCTGGGCTCATGACCCCGGTCGAGCGCGAGCGCCTGCTCGGAGAGCGTCTTCGGAACATCAAGACGATCAGAGACCTCGAGGATCCCTATGCCGAGTTTCTCGGAGAGAAGGACCGAACCGGTCTCGGCGACATTCCTGATCCCAACCTTGGGCTTCGTCCAGAGGATCTGCCTCTTGAGCCGTTTGATCCGAATGCTCCGCTGCCTGTCGAGCCGCCACTTCCGCCACTGCAGGAGACGAGACTGCCAGGAGAAGAACCTGAGGCAGCTCCAGAGGGATACGCGACGACCGGTCCTGGCGGAATGCTTCTCATCGTCCCGATTCCTGCCGATCAGGGCGGGGGCCGCATGATCATCAATCGGGCGACTGGCACCACGACGATCGACAAGGGAGGCGGAGACCAGACAGAGACGACAGCCAGAGAGCTGCCTGAGGATCTCAAGGACCAGCTCCGGCTCAAGGGAGTGACTGTCAACGCGAAGGGCGATGTCACGACCACATACGAACCGAGCACGGCGACAGAGGATCAAGAAAAAGAGATCGCGACCATGCAGGGCAGCATTCAACAGGCCAACCGCATCGTCCGCGACATCGACACGATTCTCAAGACGGCCGAGGGATCGACTCTTCCGGCGACCGGCAAGGCGTCCGATTGGATCGCAACCCTTCCGATCACGACCGGGGCAAGCGACATCCGAGCCCTCATCAAGAACATCGAGGCCGACGTGGCCTTCAAGACCCTGGCCGACATGCGGCGCAACAGCAAGACCGGAGGCGCTCTCGGCGCCATCTCTGACCGGGAACTTTCTCTGTTGGCGGCGGCCGAGGGCTCGATCAATCCGTCACTCAGCTGGCCGGTCTTCAAGAGAAATCTCAAGGACATCAGCGATGCCCGCAAGGAACTCATCGACCTGTGGAGCGGCAAGCTGTCTGCGCTCGGCGCCGGAACCTCGGCCACCGATCTCACGTCGGAGATCAACGACCTCGCCGAGCGGCTCGACGCGATGCCCGACAAGACTTCAGCAGAGTATCGCGAGGGTCGCGAGAGACTCAAGGAGCTGGTCCGCCGCCAGAGAGGACGATGATCCATGGCAGTCCTGGACGAGATCGAGAAGGAGCTCGTGCCTCCAAAGAAGTCCGACATGGTCGGGGGCGTCTCTCGTGGAGCCGTCGGCCGACGCCGCAAGAAGAAGCCTGAGTCCGTTCTCGACGAGGTCAACCGCGAGGTCGGCGACGAGCCAGAACCCGAGGATGTCCTGACCCAGGTCGAGCGCGAGACCGAGACAGATCCCGAGACAGTTCGGCGCATGCGCGCAGAGGGCCAGCGGCTCTCGACAGAGCAGCAGAGGATCGCATTCGAGGCCGAGCGGGCACGGCCACTGACTGACGTGGCGCTGGGAGCGGCCAAGGCCTTTGTTCCGGCGGCCGCGCAGACCGTCGGCCAGCTCGCCAGGGGAACTGCCAAGTTTGCATACGAGGGTGTCGGAAAGCCGGTCGGCGAGGCCGTTCTCGCCGGACTGATCTACGAGCCCGGATCAGACGAGTATGAACAGGCATTGTCACGGACCTTTGGCGGTGCCAACAATGCCGTGAGGTCACTCGCGTCTGGCGTCGCCCAGGACATCGAGGAGACGGCAAATGCCGCGGTTCGCGCCGGAATGTTCGGCACGAGCATGACCGACATCGCCGCTGAGAAGCTCGGCGTCATCAGTCCAGAACAGTCGTTCAACAACTACCTCGCTCGCGAGGAGATGCGCCGCACCGAGGCCGAGGATCGGATGGAGAATCCAGACCGGGCGGCCACGATGCTCGCAAGAAATCCGCTCGCCGGGACCGTGCTGCAGGGAGCCTCGATGCTCTCTGGAAACGGTCTGCTGACTCCAGAAGAAAAGCAGGCAGGACTGGCGGCATACCAGGAACAGCTTCTCCAGGATGCCAAATTCCGGCCAGACGAGGACATCTCAATGCTCGGCGAGGTCGTGTCACCCGTCGGCATGCCAGCCCGTCTCGTGAAACCGTTGACGAGTGCCCTTGGCGGCACGATGGAGGCGGCCGGGGGACTCGCCGTTCGCGGCGTCACCAAGCCCACGATTCGTGGAGTCAATCCTCTCGAGGGTGTCGGCATCGGGATCCGCAAGATCGGAGAGGGCGCCGAGGCGGCTGGAGCGAAGGTCAGCGAGGCGATCACGGGCCGTCCCGACACATTCTTTGCCACTCCCGGCACGATCGTCTCGGCGTTCACCCGCCGTCCCGGCCAGTTGATCGAGGGAACCGGCAGGACTCTGAGAGACATCGGCCGGCAGATCGACGAGGGAGGAATCCGCGGAAGGACTGGAATCATCGAGCGTCTGGGACGAGACCCGCAGACGGCACCGTGGCTCCAGGACCTGTTTGGACCAGGATCTCAGAAGAAGCTTCAGAAGTTCGAGGCGATGAACAAGAAGCGCGTCGAGGCGGGCAAGGCGCCCAAGGCCCCGGGTCGCGGTGGAATCGTGAGGGCGCGCGCCGCCGACTACGGACTGCGCCTCGCCAACACGCTCGCAAAGTCAGGAGCCTCTGGCGCCGCTCTCAACGGCATCATCGGGGCGGCCGACATCGAGACCGCAGAAGAATTCGGCCGCGCGACCGGAGTCGGCTTCGGCATCGGTTCCTACATGCAGATGCGCATTCCCGAGAGAATCGGAGCCGCACTCGATCCGAGTCTGACTGTCAGAGAGAAGATCGACCAGATCGTCGAGACAGATCCTCTCGATCGCCGTCTCGACGAGGAGGCAGATCTCAAGAGATTCAGGGCCACGGCAGATCCAGAACTCGTCCGTCAGGTCGAGAAACTGGCCAGCCCAGAGGAACAGGTGGCGGCCCGCATGAGAGAACTCGACGAACTGTTCCAGCAGAAGGCCGAGGCCGAGTATGCCGAAAAGGACACGACCGAGCTCGACAACCTGATCACCATCAAGGCCGACGAGGTCTCTGCGCTGCAGGAGAGCACAAAGAATCTCGACCAGAAGTCACGGGACGAGCGACGCCGGGCCGTCGAACTGATCGTGGCCGACGGCCTCGATCTTCTCAAGTCGAACGGCAGGGCCGCCGGTCTCAACGGAGTCAACGTGCAGATTCTCGACCCGTCTCAGATCGAGCAGTTTGTCCGCGAGCGCTGGGGACAGACCCTGGTCAATGCCGAGGCCATCCAGGCACAACTCTCTGGACAGACCGATCTCAGTCCGTCTGAGGAACAGTCACTTCTACGAGCAAATCAAACAATAGACAGATTCAACAAGCAAAAAAATCTGTGGCCTGGACAAAAAGGATTTGCTCTGTCTGAATCAAACCAGGAAGGCGAACCCGCTCACCTCCGCATGGCCAACATCGGGGCCCCGACGATCGTGATGAACTCCGAGCAGCTGATGAGAGATTCCCGTCGCGTCGGTCTGCGGTATCTGTTGCAGCACGAGAGCAACCACGTGCTTGAACAGTTCAGAGAGGTCCAGGAGATGCAGCGGCCGGTCCGCGACCTGTTCTTTGGAAAGAGAGTCGTGCGTCCAGACGGCACGGTTCTCGAGGCGACACCCGGCATCATCACAGACGAGTGGATCAACGACGTCGGGATTCCGATGTATGCGACCCAGCTTTATGGTCTCGGTGGCGAGGCCGAATTTCGTGAAGGATTCAAGACTCCCCAGGACGCGATCGAGTATGTCCGCTCTGAACTGATGAGCGAGCTCTCTGCGATGTCTGAGAGCAGCTACTCGACGATTCGCGAGGCGCTCGATTCTCCCGGCCAGGCGATCATTGACCGACTCCTGGTGAGCCGCAAGAACTCGATGCTCGGGCGTCTTCGCGCGGCCCTCGAGTTTGCCGGTGTCCAGCTCGACAATCGTGGCGACGTGAAGTCTGTCCTTTTTGGAGACCAGGCGCCATTCGATCCAGAGGTCCTGGCAATGATGCGCCAATACAAGAGAGAACTCCGCGAGTTCAATGATCTTCTCAGTTACACCGGAAGCATGGCAGAGGCCGACGTTGAGATCAGCATGACCGAGCTCATGACGAACCGTGCCCTTCAGGAGGCCTACAAGGATGACGTCCTGTGGGACAAGGAGGTCGTGCTCGACGTCAGAGACGACGAGGGCAACGTGGTGTCACAGATCGTGATACCCGACAACCCGGCGACGGACTCCGCCGTGAACGAGTTCAGGATCGTCAACGGACAGCTCGTCGATGAGAACGGCAACGTCATGCAGCTCTCGCCCGGCATCGACATCTCCGGGTTTCCCGACGGATCTCGCGCGACGATCGACACCCGCATCGCGCGCAATCCCGACGGCAGTCCGAAGATTCTTCAGAACAAAGAAATAGAAGCGAGGGCGCGGCAGCGCGACCAGATGATCAAGGACGCGATTGACAATGCCCCAGACGATGGCTTCGAGGGCAGACTGCGCGACACCGGCAACGGAAGCTATCGCGGCATCATGAGTCCCTCCCAGCTGCAGGCAGTCCTTGCCCTTCCCAACAGCGTCATTCCGCCGTCTCTCAAGAGAAACATCGGGGCCTTCAACGAGGTGCTGCAGGGTCGTGACGGGACTCGCATTCTCATGGAGTATCAGCCCGCCCTCCGCCGCGGCAAGTATCGGGCTCTCAGTCCGAAGATCAGAGACGTCGTGCCGATCGGCTATCAGTTCAGCAAGCAGGGCAACTTCCTCGCGACGACCATCTCGGTCAGTCGCATGTTCGACAAGATGAATCTGTGGGCACAGAAGCGGCCAGAGAATCTCAACCTGTGGGGACGAGATCTCGGCAAGTTCTGGGAGGACGTGACCAGGGTCCTCGACAACCACAACAGGGGACTGGCCGGACAGACCGGACTCGACGTCGATCCCGACATCGCGATGCAGAAGAAGAACCGGATCAACGACTTCTTCAATCTTTTTACGAAGGAAACAGAGGCGATGAATCCGTCTCGCACGAGACTTCCGGCGCGTCGCGGCCAGGACTCGGCAGAC